GAACGACATTAGCAAACGATTTGCATCCTACCTTATGGATGACTATCACATTAAAGGCACAACAGAGGAAGATGTTGACAAAGCCATTAACAAAATCTTCCGCTACGAATTACTTGACGATGCCCAGCAAGTTTTATTTAACGAAATAATGACAGAAGCACTGGATGTGCCTTGGATAGCCGAGCAACTCACAGATGTGTGGGATAGATATGAACAAGAGATTTTAGACTGCAAAAAGGAAGATTATGAAAATCGTTAAAGGTGTAGTTAAGTATGGTGCAGGTGCGCCAAGGGAAGGACAGTATGGGCCTTCAATAAACATCCTCGTAACTCTGGAAGATCAAAGCCAGGTGCGAGTTTACGGAAAGCCTGGCGATGTGATAGAAAGGTACAAGTCTGGGCAAAACATACAGCTAATAGATGACAAAGGAAAATACAAGGTAGTTGAAGATGAGCCGCAAACAATGCCAGCACAGGCAGAGCAAAGTGATAAGCCAGACTTGGCTGCATTGGTCTTTGAAATGTCTGCTATTTACTCACAGGCATACATTGACATTTACAATAAGATAAGTGAGGCTGGTGTGCCGCATGAAAATGCAACGGCAGCAACAAGCACTATTTTTATACAAGTATTTCAGAAATTGAGGTGAATGACTACATACGAGGCAGTAACTGCGCTGCCTCTTTTTTAACAACTTAAAACATTACAAATGATATATCGAGATCATTTTCAAAATTATAAATCATATGCTATTCCTAAAGCACAATTAATAATTGCAGACATACCATATAATTTAGGTAATAATGCTTATGCTTCAAATCCAGCGTGGTACAAAGATGGAGATAATGCCAATGGAGAAAGTAATTTAGCAGGAAAAAGTTTTTTTGATACAGATGAAGATTTTAGACCTGCTGAATTTATGCATTTTTGTAGTACAATGTTAAAATCAGAAAATAAAAAAATTAAAATAGAAGGAGAACCAAGACAAAAAGGTGATGCTCCATGCATGATAGTATTTTGTGCTTTTGATCAACAAATGTATTTAATTGAATTGGCAGCAAGATATGGTTTAAAAAATTATATAAATTTAGTATTTAGAAAAAATTTTAGTGCGCAAGTATTAAAAGCTAATATGAAAGTAGTTGGTAATTGTGAATATGGATTAATTTTTTATAGAGAAAGATTGCCAAAATTTAATAACAATGGCAAAATGATATTTAATTGTATAGATTGGCCAAGAGATAATGAAAGCGAAAAAATACATCCAACTCAAAAACCTATAGAACTATTAAAAACTTTAATATCAATATTTACAGATCCTGGAGATGTAGTTATTGATCCTTGTGCAGGATCGGGCAGTACATTAGTAGCCGCTGAAGAAATAAATAGAAAAGCATATGGGTTTGAAATAAAAAAAGATTTTTATATTAAAGCAAAAGCATGGATTGAACAAAAAAGAACTATTAAGGATGAAATAGAAAAATTTGGATTTGCTAAAACAGAAGCAAATAAATTATACCCTACATTATTTTAAAAACTTTTAAACAAAATAAAATGGCTTTAGATAGAAAAACACCGTTCAATGTTTCATTTTATGACCATGAACAAGAAAAGATACAAAGCTGGGCATTAACTGGCAGTTCAAGATTAGCTTTATTAGTACATACTATTGCATTTCAAAAAGATAAAATAGAAGCTAACAATATAAATAAAGAAGAAATAATTAAATCAGCATTAGATTACCTTATTCATGATTTAAAGAAATTTTTGGAAACACCTTACACAACAGAAGACAATGCTTAAACTACCACGACCACACCTTTCTATCTCCCAGATTAATCTCTGGGAGTCCGATCCATCTGCCTACATGAAGAGGTATTTCCTAAACATACCCGATGCTCCTTCGCCAATGATGGAATTTGGAAAGCAGTTTGCAAGTGACATAGAAGATTATGTCAAAGGTGAGCAAAGAGATTTTAACTTTCCACCTAACTTTTTACAAGACATTTATTTATATCCTAATGTAGAATATAAATTGGAACATGATTTTGGAGACTTTAAATTTATTGGCTATATTGACAATGCCTCTGAAAACTTTGAGATTATCCGAGACTTTAAAACAGGCACTGCTGCTTGGACACAAGATAGATTAGAAAATAGCCTTCAAATGATGGCATATAGTTTAATACTATTTAAGCAGCAAACAATACTACCTACTTGTTTTATTGACTATTACAAGACAAGAATAAAAGGTAAAACCATGGAGTGGACAGATGTGCATGAAACATATCAGCACACATTTACTATGCAAGACTTGGCAAAGACAGAGACAAGGATAAGAAAAGCAGCTGAGGAAATAGCGGAATCATATGAGCTGCATTGTGACCAAGAGTTAGAATCTTTAATGAAAAAATATATAGATTGGGATTTGTTAATTAAGGATTGGACAATAAAAAGAGATGGTTTAAGAAAGCAAATAGAGCAGCAGTTGCAGAATAGTAGATATATGGTGCAAGTTGATAATAAGGTATTAAGCTACTCTACTTATCAAAAGAAATCATATACTCATAGCCCAGAATTACAAGAGAGGGAAGAGCAACTGGCAGCACAGAAGAAGCAGGAAATACTTTATGGTGTAGCTACAGAAGAAACAAAAACAATTACATTGCTAACGGTAAAAGACGCAAAGTGAAAGAGTACAATGCTCAAATGATGGAGATTAAAGCCTTTTGCGATGAGCTAAATACTTGGATTTCGGTTGCACCAAGTGCTGAACACCTTGAGGAATGTGATGAGTATCTCCGCCAGTTATCCGCTTACTATTCACGCTACACTGTTATCTCTGGCATGAATGAAAGCATTTACTCACAACTACTAATGATGTGCATCCGCGACATGGCAGAGGATGAGTATAAAAGAATAAAGCACTCATCTACTTTGACAGATTACTATGTCAAAGGAAAATATCCAAAAGCTACTGCTATCTTTGAGCAATGTAGAGCAGTAAAGCAACTGTTAATTATTACCAGTGACAATTATCGAACTTTATTAAGTTCGTTTCGTCAAGAAAGAATATTAGTCGGTCACATGACTACTTAAAGATATTTGCAGACCTCGGAGTAGGATGTTTTGTTTACTAATTAAACATTTCTTTCCATCCTATTGCGTCAGAGGATGAATTGGCAGCCTGGAAATAGACAGGCATTTTTTAACCATATCGTTGACACCAACAAAATGATAAAATGAAAATAGAATTATTAGAAATATTTGGCAATGATGAAATGGTAGTTAACGCAGCGCGCGTCAGCTACGGCAAGGAAGCCAGTAACTACTCTGAAGATCAAAATGCAAAGTTGATAAAATACCTTGCAGAACATGGACACACTTCCCCTTTTCGCCATCCACAATTACAGTACCGGATAACTTGCCCTATCTATGTTGAGCGGCAGTTGTTTAAACACCAGGTGGGATTAACGGCAAATAGTATTTCTGGTAGATATGTAGATTTTGAAGATAACTATTACAGAATAGAAGATTTTAGATTACAGAGTAAAAGCAGTAAACAAGGCAGCGGAGGAGATTTAGAGATGTATGACAATGATGCAGCGTTAATGATACAAGATGCTGTTATTAATTATTGTGCCACTGCTTACCATGAGCTGTTGCAGTTGGGAGTGGCAAAAGAACAAGCGCGCACTGTTTTACCACTAAACCTTGAAACAACTTTTATGTGGACAGGATCTCTATTAGCTTACATAAACTTTTGGAAATTAAGGATTACAAAAGACACACAAGCAGAAACAAGGTATATAGCCATGGAGATGCTGCATGAATTAAAACTTACAAATAAATTTATATTATCTTTAGAAGCATTTCACCTATGATAATAAATGTAAACGATTTAATGAAAGCATCTGGCAGAGAATACGACGAAAACAAGGCTTTTAGGACAAACGAAAATAAACTACGCTACGACCTTTGCCCTGCCATTGCACAAAGGGAATACGCAAAGGTTTGGACGCAAGGTTTAGAGAAGTATCCTGCTGGTAATTGGGAGAAAGGCTTTCCCTTTTCCGTTGTCATTGCCTCTGCTATGCGTCACCTGGAAGCAATGCGACTTGGTGAAATGATTGACAATGAAAGCGGACTTTTGCACTCTGCACACTTAATGTGCAATGCTGCAATGCTGACAGAGTTTTATTTTACTCATCCAGAACTAAATGATTTACAAAAACAAATAAAATGATTTTAACAGACAAGACCATCTTTGATGAAATAGCGGCTGGCAACATTGTCATTGAGCCATTAATAGAGGCAAACATTGGCACTAATAGTGTAGATTTAACACTAAGCAACACTTTGCTAATGTACACCGATACTATTCTTGACACAAGGAAAAAGAATGCTTATGCTCCTTTTATTATTCCAGAAGAAGGAATTATTTTAAGACCAAATGTTTTATACCTTGCCTCAACCGTTGAATACACGGAGACACTTCGCCATGTACCAATTATACAAGGTAAATCAAGCCTTGGAAGATTAGGATTATTTGTCCATGTTACGGCAGGATTTGGAGATGTAAATTTCAAAGGCCATTGGACTCTGGAGCTTGTTTGTGTACAGCCAGTCAAAATATATCCATACATGAAGATAGCACAAATCTGCTACCACGATATTAGCGAAATGCCATACACCGACTATGCCAGCAAGGCAGATGCAAAGTATAAAGACCAGGGCAAAGATCCAGTAGCAAGTAAAAACTATTTAAACAGATAGCCATGACCGAAAAGCAAAGAGATAAATTGTATCAATTTAATTTTGTTATATGGTTTAGTGTGTCGTTATTAACTGGTTTAGGTTTGTTGATGGAATTAATTAGATATTTAATAAACAAATAATCATGCTAACAGAACAAGAAAAACAGAAATTAGGCAAAGACATTGCAGTTATTATTGTAGCCATTGGAGGTATTTTAACTTTATCTTATGCCATTTACTTTATTGTTGACACTTTAAAAAAATGGTACTAATGGAAGTTAAAACAAATCGCTTTATAATAAAGTACAAAGAAGGCATAGTAAGTGTAGCTGCTAATGATGTAGCGGAGGCAATAGAAAGATTTAAAGAATTACGCATTGAAACAAGTGCAAAAGAGTTAACGATTGTGCCAGCAGATGAAATGTTTAAGCGCAGAGAAGAAATTTTTAAAGGGAGTGATTAGTGGTTTTTATAGTGGGAAGTATTTTATTTCCCACTTTTTTTTTATTTTATTTGTAGATATAAATATAATTTGTATATTTGCTATCATTAATTATTAAAACATCACAAACATGAAAAAGAATTTTAACAATCAGAACTTTGAATGGCTATTCCAGGACATTACATCCTCAATGCCTAAAATTATTTTTACAGGTATAATTTTAACATACCTTATTACCGCAGCTCTTAACGTGTACTTCCTTCCCCTTCCGCTAATCCTTTCTATTCCTGCGTCTCTTATGCTCCAGTTCGGCAGATTTGCCGTTGTGTTTATTGATTTCCTTAACCCATCTGACAAGCGTAGTAAATATCCTCCGCGTGTTGCTGCCATTGCTACGGTTATAGCATTGTTGGAGTTATGGTTTAGCATACAAGGACAAAGCAATGGTGCTGAGTTTTGGGCTATGTTTTTCTTCATTGGTGCTATTATATGCTTTGGCTATGTTCTTGAAATACAGTTTATAGAGAAAGGCATAGAGGCATACGGAATAGGTGTGAAAGAGCCAAGGACAAGGAGGAGAGTAGTAAGGGAGGTAACTAAGACAAACATTAGCAGCACGCAGCCGATCAAGTTTACAATGGCCGTTTGTTTTATGCTAACAGTTGCCTATTTACCAGCACAGAATAATCACTTCTTTGCATATAACACGATGAGCGTTGAAAAGATAGATAAAGGCTTATTAGAAAGACGCTATTACAGTGAGGCTAATGAATCCTACACTATTGATACTATTACCTATGATTTACTATCTGGCATTAATTTGTGGGATGGATATTCAAGGACTACTTATGATAATACCATGTTCATGACCTACGGGACGCAAAACTTTGAATATTTTCCATTGGCAGGTGTATGGAAGTATAAAAATAAATACTATGACTATATTGGATTACTAAAATTTGTAAGCAAATATTTTAAACGTAACTTTCTAAATAAAAAAATAACTTATGGCAAAATTCGTCGGCATTGACCCATCTATGAGGCATAACGGATTTGCCGTTTGTATTATTGATGAGGATAAAGTTTATTTTGGAAAGTACAAGAAACTTGCTGACTGGGCAAAAGACGCATTGACATGGGCTACAGATATAAAGGTAGTAGTAGAAGATTCATCTTTGCAGAATATTACCTTTAGGAAATATGTTGATGGCAAGGCAAGGACAAAGATCAGCCGTAATGTAGGCATGAACCAAGGAGCCAGTAGATTTACAATAGATTGGTTGGAGTTGTATGGACATACAGTAAAAGGAATATCACCACAGGACAAAGGAAGCAAATGGACGTTGGATTATGCCATGTCCGTAATTAAAGGAATGAAGCTCGAAGTAACTGGAAACAAAAAATTATCACAAGATGAAATTGACGCATTTCAATTAGCGTTAATATCAAAAGCATATTTCAAATGATACAGGAAAAAGTTATAAGAAAACGTCTTAATAATCTTGAAAAGATTTATATAGCCGAATCTCTAAAAGATAAAAATAAACAAGATAAATGGTTTATGGGCATTATTGAACATCGCATTAAACAAGAGAAAACTAAACTTTCACTTTTAAAAATAGGAACACATGGCTGCTAAAACGTATGGACTGGATAAAAAGCAAATAGCACTTTGTGATGCTATGATAGCAAAGTATCCAAAGGGCATTAAGACAAATAATGTAGTATCCTCCGCATCAACTCTTGTAAGTTTTTACAATTCTAAAGATGAAAGAAACAAACAATTTTACCAGTATATGAATCCAGAAAGAATGGTATCTTTGCTTTGGCAGGTAGTTAAAATAAACAATGAGAAAGAGGATGTGAAAGAGTCTGCCGTTAGAATGTTAAATAAGTTATTGCAGGATATAGTTGTTAATTAGTGTTTGTTGATGTTTAAGGTGTCTAAGAGGCGCAAGAGAGATACTTGCGCCTTTTTTATTCCCACACTACACCTTGCTGCACAGCGTAGTCTAAGATGCCCTTTGCGTGCGCTTTAGCAATACTCTGTTGCCAATTAACATCTATCATTAATCCAGCATCAGAATAATTAGTAAAGAATCCATTTTCCGACAACACAGCAGGCATGGCTACACCGGTAAGCATTTGAAACCTTGCCTCTTTGTCTAAGTCATTGTCTGTATAATCAGCCCTATGCACCCAGCCTGGTGTACTACTCTTTACCTGCTCACCAATACACGTTGCAAGAATATCCGACTTTGTTTGTCCTGGTGATGTAAATATCTCCCAACCTCTGGCAGTAGGTGAGGCAGCATTGCCATGTATAGAAACCAGAATAGAGTGTTGAGCTGCTTTTGCGTAAGAATTGGCAAGTTGGCAGCGTTTATTTAATGTTGTGTCATTTATAGGCTCGTATATCTTTTTCACTTGGAAGCCGTAGTCAAGGAGGTACTGCTCTAAATAATTAGCTAAAGAGCGATTAAACACTCCCTCGAAAAACCATCCATAGGAATGAAACTTGCCTGTGCGATGTTGGTAGCACTTGGAAGGATAGGTAACGTATTTCTCTGGGCCCGTTCCATTCCTCATGCCACCGTGCCCAGCATCAAGGCATATTAAAAAATCATTTGCTTTCATATTTTATATTTTTAAGGGGAGAAGAAATTAATCAACTCCCCTCGGCACTAAGGTAGCGATTCTGTCTGCGCCTATAATTTAAACCCGATGAGCGAAAAAGCTGCTGAAATTATAGAAAATTTGGGCGGTAAACTAACCGAAATTTCCTTTCCAGCACATTCGCGGCTTGTCTCTTTAATCTTATCCCAAATGATTTGAGCCAGTTGAATGTATTGTTTCCATGTGAACTTGACTTTATTGCCCTCCATAAATACGTTTACCTCTCCGGCAAGTTCCGCTATGTTCATAGAATAACAAGCAATGTCACCTATAGGACTTTTGATTGTGTCGGCTGATTTTAAAACCTCTTTTAAATTAGTCTGCATATTATTTGTTTTTAACGTCTGAAAAATCTTGATATTAATGTCCCTAATTCAACGCCAGTAATCCGCTTGATGTTTTCCGCCACGCTAAATAATTCTGTTGCAGAGATCATCATTGCCACCATGTAGGTTATTGGAAATGGAATTGAAAAGGTATTTTTTGCACCTTCAAAAATAAGAATGGCTACAAAGTAGATTACTATTTTTTCAGTAGTACGATAAAGTCCTTTACTGGTTATAATTTGATTTTGCTTCTTTGATGCCTTGATTCCCGTGATTGTGTCTGCAAAAACCACGGCAACCGTAAAAAGCAAGAATCCCTTAATAGGTACAAAGAACGAAGCAATGAAGCCGCAGCAGAGGGAGAAGGCAATGAACTCATAACCTTGGTAAAATAGTTTTAGTATTATTGATTTCATAATGTTTAGTTTCCAGACATTTTAATCCAATTAGTTCCATCGCTTATAAGTGTCGTAAATTTACCACCTCCAGATTGTAATATTACTGCATCTAAACTTGAACTATTTAATGGCTCTATATTATTTGCATTAGAATTTACTGCTCCAGTTCCTTTATTTTTAAATGTTATTACCATAGCATTGTTAAGACTTGCAGATGGTAAAGTAATAGATACAGTTGAATTTTGATTTAAATTATAGTATAATTGTTCAATTATACCATAATCATTTAACATAGTAATACTTGTTGAAGTTGATGCTGCATATCCAATATTAAATTGTTGGGTAGTAGTCAATGTACCACTTGTTAAATTTAAACCACTACCTACCGTTATTGATCCAAGTGCATTTGATACATTTAAACCTGCTATTTTAGTCATTGACCCTCCTAAACCAATAATTACACCACCTGATAAAGTGCTAATTCCCGTAACATTTAAATCACTACTTGCATTTAAAACACCATTAAATGTTTTAGCACCTCCAAATGTTTGAGTAGATGCTGTTACTACACCTGTTGTAGATACTGCAGCGTTAGCTATTGTAATATTAGGAGTTGTTCCTCCGGATGAAGATATAGGTAAACTACCTGTAACGCTTGTAACAGTTCCCGTTCCTGTTCCTGCTCCGATTGCCGTTCTAAAACTTGCAGCATCTAAAGCAGTAACCGTATTATCAGCGTTAAATCTTGGAAATGTTACAGCAGAAGGATTAGTTAATGTAAACATACTTTGTCCAATAGTTGTACCTCCTAAATCACTCCTCATTCCATCTGCTGCTCTTTGACTTACGGTGTTATCTGCATTATATCTTAAAAATGATATTGCTCCTATGTCTGTCAATAAAAAGGTATTAGCACCTCTCACGGTTGCGCCTAAGGCAGTCCTTGCAGCAGATGCAGATGTTGCGCCTGTGCCTCCGTTGGTTAAAGCTAATGTGCCACCCAAAGTAATTGCTCCAGATGTGGCAGAGGATGGAGTTAAACCTGTTGATCCTGCGGAAAAGGTTGTCACTCCTGTTGAAGATGTTAAATAGGTTGAATTATCATAAGTTATGGTTGTTCCGCTTGCTTTTACAAAACCAGTGCCATTTAACTGCGTTTGATATGTCGAAGACGCTACACCTGAGCGCAAATAATTTGTAAGCATGGAAGCCGTATCACTGACCAACAAGGCAGCAGTTGTGTCGCGCCATAATCCACTTTTATAATATAAACTTGCGTTTGCAGAAGGTGACGTAATGGCTACATCATGAAGCTCATGCAATGCATAACCCGATGCCACTCTTATTGATATTGTGCCATTGTTTACATGAGAATTTATACAAAAGCCGATAGGCATATCAATGTTAGGAGCAACTGGTTCAACATCTGTCCAAACACCTGCCGTAGTTGGAGAAGGGTAAAGGATTGCACCAGCCGAAAAGGTATCAGTGTTAACTTGTCTTATTTTGCCAAATGAAATAACGTAGCCATCCTCACCGTTGCTTAAATCATGAGCCGTTATTCCTAATAAATACTTTGCATCTATTGTGCCATTGGCGATAAATTTTGCAACTGTTATTCTTCCACTTGCTCCCACCGTGCCATTAGCATACACGATGCTGCCTTTTGTAATAGTTGAGCCTGTTTGATTCTTAACTAACCAAAAGTTTTTAAATCCTAATTCATTGGGAACATTATCATTTAAACCAAGTACCACCGTAGCTAAATCAGAATCCCATCTCATTTTAGCCGTGTCTACATTATTCGTAGGTACACCTACATTAAAAAACAATGAATCAACAGGCTGTGAAAAATTGTTGTTTACAATGACTGTGTCTGCATTATTAAATTGCCATCCTCCTTTAGTCTTTATGTAACTAAACAAGACATTGTTAACTGTGTCAAATAGATGGTAGGCATTATTTAAACTGCTTGGTTTTAATGCCGTTGTATCGTTTGACCTTCCCCTAAAAACAAGACCATCGCCCGTAGTCTGATAACCAAGTCTCTGTTTGTTCCCCGTTGCTGGATACTGGGCAAAGGCAAAGGTGCAGGAAAGGAGGAGGAGAAAGGATAGTGTTTCTCTTTTCTTTGGAATCTTAATTTTGTTTATCATTTTACCTATGTATTTTCTTCCTAAACCAAGTGCCAGCTCTTGCACTAAAACACCTGCAACGCGCCCAATGGCTTTTAAAAACTTTCTTTCTTTCTTAGGTGTAGGTATTTGTTCCATTATATAATTATAAAAAATATGATGTAATTAGAACCATCGTAATGTGTGACTGAATCAATAGTAATATTTGAACCAGCTACACTATATTGACTATCAACTAATAATTGACCATTTTGGAAAACCAATATTTGTTGAGTAACACCTGGTAATACTCCTCCATTTTTTGTAACTGTGAGTATTGCAGTATAAGAATCAAGAAATTCTTCTGTAAATACTTTTGTTACACTATTATTTTGTGTAGTTGGTTCGCTATTTGTAGGATTTATAGAACCTGTTCCTGCTACACCGCCAGCACTTCGATTTGATGTTCTACCAGAATCAAAATCTAAACCTCTTAATAAAACTGTTTTTTCAGTATATCCCATTAGCTTTGGTCTGTTATTTCTACAAATGTACCATTAACTATATCTGTCTTTAAATCTAAGGTAGCATTTTCCATTATATAGGTAACGCTATTATTTATAATTGCAAGGTGTGGAAACCAAGGATTATTTCTATCAAGTATTTGGAAATTCATTCCCACCATTTTTCTAACCGGAAACAACTGACCTTTAATAATTTCATTAACTAATAATTGATTTATGTTTTTTCCATCTCCTGTATTACCTACTCTCCAACCATTGCCATCAGTAACTTGCCATGTATTTGCAGTGTTTTTTACACGTATTGCACCAGGTGAACCAAGGGAAGGCCCATCTCCAAAAAATACACGTTTCTTTACTGAAATACTTGATGTATCATTATTAAAAGAACCAAATACTTTTACATCATTTTGCCCATCTAAATTACCAGCTGCTAAATGCTCCATAAACAAATTGCCAAGTTCGTAGAATTTTAAATAGGATGCTATTAAATCAGTTCCAGTTTCAGTTCTAACTTGACTAATTAAAAATCTTACTCCAACATCTCCGCTCTCTGGCATTGTTGGAGATGTCCAATTTACTATTATATTACTGACTGTTCCACCAGCAGCAGGCAAAATTGAAGAACCTCCAGGTATTACAAATTTATAATAGTTAAAAGAAGTTTCCCAAGTTTGAGCAGTAAAGGTGTGCTGAAATCCATTGTAAGTAACATCTCTTTTTAACCAATATTTTACATGATTTATTTTAACGTAATTAATTATACCGTTAAATGTTCCACTCGGATCAAAGGTTAATTGTTGGGTTGATACACATACTATCCTTTCGTAGTATTCCCCTGTTGCGGTAATACTATAAGTATCACCACCCATTTTTAAAACTAATGTACCACTTGTAACTTCAATGCCAAAGCTCACATAATAGGTTGCTCCATTGGTTGGAGTAAAATTAGTATATACTAAATCTCCCGTTGCATTCGTTGCTTTTGCATGACCAAGTGCAGCACCTCCACCATCGGAGAAAGTCCATCCAGAACCAAGTGTCCATGTGGTAATTTCTGGAGATCTATTTGCAGTTAAAAAATCTATTAGCGGAACTACAATAGGTCTTAACTCAATAACAAAGCTACCTTCAACAATGTGCGGAGCGATTGTACTACTTCCTACTTGACTATCTCTATATTTCATTATAGAGGTGTAAGTAATAGTTGCCTCATTATTATTATAATCAAGGTCATTAGCAGTAAAAAACTCTGTGTTTGTATTATTAAATATTTTACCAGACAATAAATTTACAGATGCTATATGTTCATATTCAACATCTAAATCTTTTATATGCCCATAATATCCCCATCTGCCACCACTAAATCTTAATAGTTTATTTGAGCCGCTATAATTGTCATTTAATAAAGTAGGTAAAAAACTTGTAGCTTGTTGTAATGTACTTGATAAAT